CGCAAACGGTCAACATCAGAATCGTAAATCCTTCTAGCATCATATATATGAATTTCATGTAAAGCAAATTCACTATCTTCAGGTGTATCTTCAATAAGCTTTGATAAAGATTGAGCCTTAGCGTGATCAATAAGAGGAACAGACATCCATTTCGAAGAAAGAGCGGCAAAAGTGTGCGAAATTTTATCCCATCCCCAACAACCAAAAAGATCGTTGAGTTTGGCTTTTTCAGCTTCGAAAACTTCACGACCATGGTAAAAGAACTCAGGAAGAGCAGATTGAACAGAAGCCATAGTACCATCATAAGGATTCATGTTCTTGTTAATATAACATAAAGCATCACGAATAGTATTAATAGGCAAGGGAGCAAGATAGTAAAGTCCATACTGAACAAAACGCCTCTTGAGGAATGTAACTTCCTCTTGAGGTATATATTCACGCATTTCATTACCAGCTTTATCAGCATCAACAAGAGTAAGTCCAAACACTTCATAAGTGAGCTCAGAAACGGACTTCTGATTAAACCAATAACACAAAGGATGAACAGCACAAACAGAATCATCACCATAAATAGCCATCTTAATGTGTCGATCAATGTCAAAAACAGGCATGACATAACCAAGATTCTCAGCAGACAAACGAATAGCGGAATAAAGAAGAACAAGACGGGTCATAATTGTGTTAAAAAGAGCAGTGAGCCCATGCCCAGAACGATTAGCGCCGATGATATCATAGACAACATCGATTGCAATGCACCGAGCACAAACAAGAGATTCAGCAAGCAATTCCCAATTTTCAACAACTTCTTTAGGAGCTTTCATACGCTTAAACCATAAGGTTATGGCTTCGATAGCCCATTCAAGAAGTTCAGCAGGTATAGTTCCATCATAATTCTTAAAATCGAGAGCCATATAGTTCCAACCTTTTTGATTCATACAAAGACGCCTTGCAAGGTGCGTCCAATCCAGAGCAGAATGGGGGTTAATTCCTACACTACTCCAGAATCTGTGTTGGTCTCTCATCATTGATGAAAAGGGTCGAGCACAAAATTTACGAATCAAAAAGATATATCCAAATTCAGCAGTCCAAACGATGCGGGTTTTTTGCTTTGAATCAAATTGTGTCTTTTCAAGTGGAAGAAGTTCATCCTTACAGGCAGCAACAAAAATGGCAGGTCTCTCTCCATTAATCATAACATCATTGATAAACCTGGTGATACTAGCGTAACCACGAGCATTAAGATTAGCATTAGGTTGAACACCATCGACAAAATATCGTTTTCCATTGTGAACATTAATCATTTCAGGGTAACCGATAGAAGTCTTAAGGTTCATACCACTAATATAATCATTACCAGGTACACCATTGATGTTTTCAAAATCAGAGAGAGGTTCAAAATCAACATTAGAAGGCATAGTATCTACAACGGCCTCGATAGCTTGATCAACGTATCCATCACGAATGAGTCCATTTCTGGGCCCAGTGGCACGACGAATACCTTCAAACATGGGAGAGCGCTTATTCCCATCATTATCAACAAAGTGTCTAAGAATAGCAGGTGCTTTAGTTGGGACATGATATTCATCTTTAAGAGGTCCATCACGAATAACAGTAGTAGTAGAAACAAAAACCCGCTCACTCTTATCAAGCAAACGAATGTTTGTAGCAGCAGGACCAATATGGTCAATGTGACCAACATTAGCGACACTAACAAATTGGGAAATGAGTTCAGAGATGTATTCCTGAGTCAAAGGCATGGCCCGACACGAAGTGGTTCTAGAATGATAAGCAACATGGTAACCAAGGATCTTAGATGTAATAGCAGTATTTCTACAAACTAACAACATTCCACAATCACCAGGTCTAGTATCACCTTTTCCAACTAGAGCAACAGGTATATGGAGAACAGCAGTATCATCGCCATATTTCATAGTATATTCACGTGCATTAAGCTCTGTAACAACATGAACACCTTCAACATCGATTTGATGTAAATGAACATTGGGTTTATTGCGAAGACCAACATACGTACAAGAAGATATATCCTTTTCAAGATCATCCTCCTTAACAAAATGATGAACGATTGTACGACGTTCATTAACGGATTGTCCACCACTCTTACGGGGAAGTTGAACAACCATGACATCAGCCTCAGAATCATGTATAACTTCAAGCTCATCATAACGAAAATCACGAGTGCCATCAAGAAATTGAAATCTAAAAACAAGAGAACCAAGATCAGAATCAGAAATGTATGGTTGTGCGTGTTGTACAAGATGCATAGGGAAAATGATAAGACGATTTCCAAGGTCAGTGCAATGTAGCGGTCCATGTGAACGACCACTATGGTGAAGACTAACCAAACCAAGATTACTTGTAATGGTTGTAATAGTATCATCAGTCCCTTTGTCAATAAGATTTGCATTTCCTTTAAGATGTGGTTCAGAGACACCAGAAGAAACTTTGGGTCTTATCTTATGAACTCCATGTCTACGAAAACCTGGAGTATTACGATCATAAACACCTTGTGACTCAGGTTCCTTTTCGGGTATCCAAGAGCGAACAAGAGCAACGACCATGAGAATGGAAAGAATTACAGTAGCTATTTGAACCATGGGGTCATTGACAATAACATTACAAAGTGAAGACCAGGATAGAGTCATGTTCTTAATATGCCAGTTATACAAACCAAGGATTCCATCAATACTAGCAAGGTCAATGTTCAATCTACTCTTAAAAAGATCAGCATATTCCATCATGTAAGTCGCCCACCATCTAGCAGCAATGGTGTTAATGCATTGCATGGCAATAAAGCCAGACCAGCCAAGACCAAAGGCAGCAGCAAAACCAATATTAGCCTTGGGTTCATCATCATCAGAGGGCCAAATTATAGATTCGACCATCTCCTTCTCAATATTCTCAATATCATTACGAGCAGCGCGAAGCTTCTCGGATGGATCAAGAGTTGCAAAAGGTCCATCAATGAAATCGGGATCAACTTCAATTGTATCGAATGCATCATTAACTTGCCGATTGATGGAAAGAACTTCATTCACATAGACTTTATAACGATTAACAGTCTCAGCAACAATTTGTTCAAAAGATATAGGATCCTTCTCATCAATAGTGTTCCAATCAGAGTCCTCATTATCGTGTTGACGTCCACGTCTCCGCCGGTAAAACGTGTATTTGTTCGTGGTGCGATCGCGAACAACATGGTACATAGCATCGACTCTACGGTTAATAGCTCCCATACGAGTAAGAGAAGCATCATGACCAAGATCAGTAGAATTAACAGTGATAGGTATAAAAGGGGAGTCAAATCGAACATTACCCTTCTTCTCAAGTTTAGCCATATTAAGAACATAAGGAAAATTATTTCCCATCTTAATAAGCTCAACAAGATTAGAGGTGCACTCTTCATTAATACGTCCTTGATTAAATTCGTCAATAGCCCAAAATGGTTGTCCATCGTATCCTTCATTGAAATCGCCATTGTCAGCAACATAAATAAGATCTTCAGTGAAATCTTTATGCCCCATCCGTTTCCAGACAGCAGCACAAAATATAGGCAGCAGGTTAGATTTACCGCTACCAGGGTCACCACTAAAGATTACAATAGTAGGTCGAACACGAGTATGCTTGATACGCTTGAGTTCAAGCAAAGTTTGTCTCCACATGTGAGAGTTAATTGCCAAAAGAACAAATTGTCGATCAAGATTGCGGTCCTTGATGCGACCATAGAAAAACCTGCGATACCGATTCAAACATGTCATAGCTTTCTCAGTTTCAGCAATAAACTCCGACATACCACCAACACGTTCTGAAGCGTGTTTAGCAGCAGAAGTATGCTTATGTGCTTTGCGAAGAAGTTCAAGAGCCTCAAGTCCGGTAGCCTCATCAACATCACCATATATCCAATATTTTATCCAACGGAAAATTTGAATCAAATATCTAAAGCACAACTCAACAAGTTGAGTCGTATTCTTAACAAATGACAAGCTTTGGTTAGCAAAATAAAGATTGGCCATCATTGAATCATCCTCAGAAGGTTTCTTATTAGTAAACAGACCGACACAGAGCATGTAAAGAGCAGAGAATAGCCCATTATCAGAAGTTGGAGCCTGCGCGTGAGCACTTGACAGTTGATCACTCACGCGTTGCAAATGTGAACGTATATTTCCGAGCAAAGATCCGAGACGTGATATCCCAAATCCAGAAACACCAACAGCTAAAATCTTGAAAGCCTCTCTAAAATTAGAGGAAGTAGCAAGAGTCATGATACACGTTATCAAATGAACAATATCATCTAACAAGGTGCGTTTCATATCACTTGTTATGTCATCGATCTTTGAAATAAATTCCTTAGCAACATCAGTAACAGTTTTGGTCGTCTTTTCAGCAGTTTTGTCTAATTTTTCAGCAAATCCATTGGCTTTGGCACCCAAATCATTAATAGAATCAGCAAGAATTCCCTCAGCACGATCCATGGCCTCATCCATCTTTGCACCAGCAGATGAAGCTATCTCAAGCTCCTCAGAAGTCTTTGGAGCAAAATAATTGAACATGCTATCTAAATAACCAGGTTTAGATTTATTGAGGGGTTCAACACTAACAGGAAGATAATGATCATAATCAGACGAGATTTGAAGAACAAGTTTTTGCTCCTCAAGCGTCAATTCTGAATAACCTCCATTAGAAAATGCCTTACGTAGAAGATGTTCATGCTCCGGATAAGCCTTAATGATACCCTCACGGTATCCATTGGGAGCTTGAGCAGTAGCAACATCATCATTAATAGAATTCTCAAAATTAAAGGAATCATCTCGATTGATAATAGTATCAGGGTCAGGGGGAACAATAGGGAGCTTGGGAACTTTTGGAAGACCAGGTTTGAATTTAAATTCAGGACCTTGAGCGATAGCCCAGTCTTCTTGTGGTTTTTCAGCAACTTTCATCGTCTTAATTGCCTCAGAAGCC